ACGGAGTTGTTTTAACAATAGATCCCTTAGACTCTGCAAATGGGATTAAGAGTTTAGTTTCATCTAAATCTGGCTGGGCTTTACCTCATAACGAAATTGCAGATCCGTCCGATACTTATAAATTAAGAGAGGATAGTACAGGCTTAACCTTTGATGTTCCTAGGGATTTACAGCCCAGGTTTATACCCGAGTATTTAAATTCCAATGATCCTACTTGGCCTTATAACAAGGGTCAGAATGTTGTTCAAGGTAGTAAAACTACTAACACAGAACTTTATGAAGTTCTAACAATTCTAAGCTCCGTTCCTGATGGTTATGTAGATCCTCCTGGTGGAGGAGGTGGTACAGGTGGTGGTACTGGTAATGGCGCAGGTTATGCTGACCTACTTCTTCCAGGTAGGTTTGCTACCTGGATTAACAGAGATTCCGCTGGAGGTATAGACCTTGCTCAAAGGGTTGCTGATTACGGTGTTGATGTTTGGCTTAATGATAATTTCAAGTTGAACAGATACGCTACAAACGTGTCACAAATGCCTAGCTTCCCAGGTAACTACAATGCCTTAGTATCAAATCTACTTTCTAAAGGTATAACACCTGTTCCTCAGTTTAATCCTTGGGGTACTGGATGGTGGAATAATGAATTTGGATTTGCATTAAATGTTGATAGCTTTGCAGGAACTTTTGGTAAAAATCAGTGGCCCCCTACGCCAGAAACTGAGGATGATTTAAAGTGGGTAATGCTATTCCATGAGCACGATCTTGCTAATAAAACTTATACTGATGCTTTAGCTACAAATAGGGGCTGGTTTGATATTGACGGTGATCCTTCAAAAGGAAAAGCTATAAGAGCACAGGATGTTGTTGCATTAGCAGAACTATTCAAACAAAATCACCCTGATGTAAAAGTTTATGTGTACCACTCTAAGGCCATAGCCATTGCAGGAGCAAACCTAACAGGCGGCGAAAACGCTAGACCTTACAACCCCAATACGGGTTATGGTATAGGAACTACCTGGGCGGATTATTATAAGCATATAGCAGAGTCTGAGTTTATAGATGGTCACTTATTTGATTACTATCCCTGGAACACTGCTATCAGACAAGGCGCTCAGTTTGGGTCTGTTCCTGATCCTGCTGATCAGGTTGATACTATCCCCCCTGGAGGAGGTATTATAGTTGATGATCCTAAATGGAATGTTAAGGCTGTAGAGAGATTAAAAGAATGGTCTAAAACTCCTGAGTATCCTAACGGTAAGCCTGTCTACATGACAATCTGCACTGGTTGGAACAATATGATTAGAGAGGATTACTCTCTAACTGCTACCCACGCTGCGGACTACCCAGTGAAAAGTGACGATGTTAATCTAGAGTACATGGGATCCAGACCTCATCACGACGGGTATGGTGCAGGGAAAACTCAAGAGCAGCTTGACATGATTACATCTGCTCTTGATCTAGGGATGGATGGTGTTGTCTTTTATGGATACTGTCACTATAAGGCTTATAGAAGAAAGGGTTGTTCTCCTTCAACGGGTTGCGGTACTGGTGAAGGAAATTGCGTACTAGACCCGGAGAACGGACAGTACGAGTGCGATGGCACTAATGTATTCTGGAGAGACCTGGGCGCTGCTTGGGATGGTGGTACAGGAACAGCCGTAGTAAATGATTGGCTTGCTAGACCTGAGTTACATAAGAGTTATATTGAGCATCTAGATTACTTCAGAGAGGATTACGACCCTGTTGATGCTGGTGGTGTAGCTACCTTCGACGCTGCTGTAGGGGATGGCTCTGTGCAGTTTGCTGAGGCAATTGTTGATCATATAAACAACTACTTTGCTTCACAGCCACTTCCAGGAAGTAACCCTGCTGTTCTTGACATACCTTGTGAAGGTTACTTTAGACCAGCACATACAGGGTTGAGTAGTGAGAAGGTACTATGGCATACCAGTTCAATTGATTGGACAATGCTAAACAATCTTCCAATTGTCTACAATCAAACTCAAAATATAAACGGAGTTCAGGTACCTGTAATTCCTACAGACCTTTCTTCTTTCTACATCGGTCCACATAACCCATCTACGGATTATATTTATGATGGCCGATGGTCTTACGAATACCCAGCAGGAACAGGGTTTAAACAAATGAAGCGTCCTATAAAAAGGCCCTTCAGTATGTTCCATAACTTCGGAGGTCCACGACAGTCTGATCAAAGTGAACACCATGCTTGGAGAAACGGAGATCGTTATGGTGATACCTTACTAAGCTACTCTGGTAGAGGTTTCGCATTAATCAACTTCGATTATCCTCAGGAGGAAAAGAAGCTTGTTCTATACCCATTGCTTCAAATGTCAATAGATCTTGATAGTATCTATAACAGTGGTCGTATATGGTACGCAGAGCAAGGACACATGCACGGAAGACTTCTTCATATCTTATACAAGAGAGCTTTACTAGATAAGAACTTTGATAACTTCGATCCTTGGAAATTCTCTGACTGCTCTCAAAACTATACGATACCTGAAGGTGCAGCGGGTATAGATTGGATTAACATAGCCAATAGTGGGGGTCCTGATCAAACAGGGACATACTTTATTAGTACTAATCTTGATTCTACTGGTGGAAGTACTCCCGGTGCTGGCTACAATCATCACTTAAAGATTGGAGGTGAGGATGGTTACCCTGGAACTGACAATAGAGGATGCCAAAAGTCTCATAAACCATCACCTCCTCTACCATTATCGGCTGTGGGTACTAGACATTATAACGGACTCGGTTACCCATCCGTACATGGTCAAGAGTGTGAACTTAGGTTTGCAGGAGCAGATCCACAAGATATTCCCTATGCATTTACTGTTCATAGAAACTATCACCTAGATGCTCTAGGCATTATGGCTCCTAAAAACTTTGATCTAAACGGAACTAGCACTAACCTACCTGAGCAATTAGCTTTAAAAGGTAGAGGAGATTTTGTTGATGTTCTTGATAGGATGATTTTAACTTTCTTCAACAGTAATCCAATATATCCAAACAATTTTAGCCTTCCAGGTATTACTAGTAATAATGTAAGGTGGAAACAATCGGGATCAGGTGCTCAATTTAAATTCCAAAATCAGTCATACTTAGGGAACTATATCTATTACAGATGCACTTCCGAATTCCAAGCAAGGCAACCTGTCAAACCTTTTACTGCTCATGAAAATAACCAGTTATTAAATAATAGAGTTCAGTTAGGAGGAGGTATACAAGAGCAGATTGGTGTAGATTCTAATGGAGATCCTATATACCAAGACCTTGATCCTCTAGTTGCAAGTAAACTAGATGTGTTCCAAGCCTATCAAGGAGGCACTAGTTTCACACCAAGCTCTTTTGATGAGATAACTACATTATATAACCAAAGCACTCCTATTGATATTTCAAACAGGTGCTAACTCAAAGAGGTAATTTACTATGAGCTATCTTAAATTAGTTGATCAGATAAAAGGTTTTGGCATAACAGTAATGAAAGGTAATGCCAACCAAAAGTGTTGGACTTCTGACGAGAGTTACGGGAAGGGAGGTTTTGTTAGCCCAGGGGCATACACTGTAGAATTATCTCACCCCTTTCATTCTAACTTGTCAGGAATAGAGGATGATGATAGGCTAGAACAAATAGAACAAACTCAAGAACCTTTAATAGCTAAGGTTATTAATAAGCAGTATGGTCAGTTCGGGTTTTTATCAGATTCTTATAGTGTTCCTACAGATTACAAGTTTAGTTCTATAGGAACCGTAATAACCGATACAGTAATACTTGATATAGAAGGAGATGTTTATGAAGAAGAAAATTATCAGATTTCTCCTGGAACTCAATTCAATTTATCTCATGGTGATGTTCTTCATATAGGATTTTCAAAGAATAACAATACTTCCTGGAGAGGTAGTGAAGGAATAGTAATACACTGCGTAGATTCTGTTCCTTACTTTAGAGGACTACCTTGGGGTATATCAGAAGGCGGTCATGATATTTCTTTATGGAAATCTTTCGTTGATAAGTGTTGGGAAGTAGCTCCATTTATAGATCACTCAAACGAATATTCAGCAGGGTTTGATAGCTCTACATTAACCACTGACTATTTAATGGATGGGTCCTATGATCATACGCAGTTACAAAACATAACAGACAAGCTGTTTAATAGTGCAATCTACTACAGAAAAACATACGATACGGGTAGCACATATGATACATCTACTTTAGATAATATATCTAAAGCGTTTAGGTTCTGTTTAAACACTCCTCAATTAGGATGGGGAGACTGGGGGGAAGCTATCACTAAAAATAACTGGGCTGCTCATGGTGTTGTTAAGTTTTCTCCCAACAGGATTCTAAGTATTATAAAACTCCTATTCGTAGCCGCTATCTTTAAGCACGCTGCTGATCTAGGTTACGATGTATCACCTTCTTCTACATCTCCTTATTCTATAGGATATGAGCCTTTGTATTCTAAAGCAACGATTGGTCAAGCTTTACAAGGTTACATGCCTAACCGAACATGCTATGGTAAAGACAACTTTGGAGTATCTAGCCTTAAAGACGCTTCAGGTGCTTCAGTTACAGCCGCTTACTATGTTTCTGGTGTCGGGATTGAGGCAGGTGGTTCAGGAAGTGTAGGTTCTTACGAAAAGATGTGGTCTAGATCAGAATCTAGAACAAGCACTTTTGCTTTAATGGCATGGTTATGTAAGCTTCTAGACATACCTTTCTCTTCTGATATTAAAAAAGCTTTATACTTACCACAATCAGGACAGTCCTTCCAGAATGCTTGGGGTATGACAGGATCTTACTGGGGTCATGCTTTTGATCCTAGCGGGGTCTTTGGATGCTGGGATGATGTATACAACTCATACATGGCTAGGTCTATGCAATGGTTATGGTTCTTAGGAGGTTTTGATGACACCTCCATGCTTAGATATGCAACTAAGAACCCTCATTTCTATGATCAGTCTTGGCAAGATATAAGCACAGGAAACACATCCACATCCTTAAACTCTGTTTACACCATGAAGACTTTCATGCAAGAACCTTCGGTGTCAGCCTCACTTGCAGGGGATGATGTCACATTAAATTGGAATATCATTAGTGCTCCTTCTGGGGGTGGTGCGGTTACTTATAACTTATATAAGATTGAAGGTTTAAAGTGGGGCTATGAACTATCTTCAGAAGTAGGAGCACAAAATATAATTGTACCTGCTACGGCACAGGTTTATGACAAAGAGTACGGTAGTTACATGGCTGATAGGTTTACACTTGTAGCCTCAGGTATTTCAGATACTAGTACAGTTTATGAACTATCTGGAGGTGAGGGTACATATCACTTCTCTGTTAAAGCTACCTGTACAGTCAGTGGAGATGGGGATTTAAGTGCTAATACTTTGACAGCTAGAAGCGTATACTCTAACCCTGTAGAGGTAGTTGCAACCTCACAGCTTAGGTACAGTCAGTCTAATAGCTATACTGACGCTGACTCTGGTATTAAATGGAGTTTCGACAAGTCTTATAAGCTAGGAACATTCGCTGACGGTAGCCCTTGGGTTGTTTCAGATGGTAGCACTGTTACTGTAACATCTGTTACACCTTCTGGTGTTGTAGGTATTCTTAATCCAGTTCCTAGCGGAACACAGCCCTTCGATTCCCGTGACGATACTTATGCAAGTGGATCTGAAACATATCCATTGGTACTGTCTGCTATGGATAGTTTAGTGTGTGGTAAGCCAAAAGGATCTACTCAATACACAGTAGATTACTTCTACGGAGCTAAGTCTACTAAAGTTCTTCTTGAAGACATGGCTATCCTTACCGTGTTGTCAGCGGAGCCTGAGGCTACGGCATTCAGACCAAGCCCTTATGGTGACCCCTCTCAGAAAGCGATGTATCATACTTCTGGGTTAGTTACAAGTAGTCTAGGTAACCTTTCATCTAACAACAGTCTAACCGTACCTGAGCTATACAGTGCTGCTTTTGAAGATCTATTAGTCTCAGGCTCATCTGCCACTACGGCGCAGAGATTAGCTAGAGCAATAAAAAAACCCTATCTTTGGATGCTCTCTGGGGATTCAGGTGAATACTTAAGACCCTCTAAGAATCAACCCTCTGATAGATCTCTCATAGAAAGCATATTTACTGACACCATGCTTGTATTACATAGCTCAGACAGAGAGGATGAGCTACTACATGCCTTTGTACAGCAAGGGATAGACATGCTAGGCGCAGTAGACGCAGCAGGGTCAGGGTATGTCCCCAACAACGCGATCAGCCGCGCCGCGCTACTATTAAATAGTTATCTTTTGGATAAAACTAAACAAGTCGCTCACTCATTACAGACAAACTATGTTAATAGCTTATACTGGGTTGATACTTTAGATCCTAGAATTGCTAAGGATACCTCCGCTGGTCTAATGTACACTTCTGGCCTTGTAGGTGCTGGTGAGGACTCCTACACATGGCATTACGAGCCTATTGGATGGACATCCGACACTCAGGTCTCAACGACTTACTTCGAGCACTTGAGCCCATTTAACTGGTTCTCCGATCAAGACTATAACTATTTTACATATGAGCAAGATAGGTATAAAAACTCTATTAACATAGTCGCTGAGGCTTTGGGAGCATTGTGCATTCAGGATACCCAGGACAATATCTTATCAGGATATGGTCACTCATTAGCGATGTATTATGCAGATCAGTGGTCACACAGACCATTTGATACCAGCACACCTAACTACATTACACTGCTAACTGCATCTCAAAACTTTGGAGTCGTAACCCCTGCTCCTCAAGGAGATTTTGGAACAGCCTATGCCAGGAGCTTCTGGTCAGACCACAAAGATACACTGTTTGATTCAAGAATAAAGGTTCATGGACATTACCTCCTTAACCAATCCTACATGCCAGCAAAAGGCTACGCTAGGAACTACTTACCTACCTTTACTCAGAAGTATGGCGGTAATCACACTATAACTTCACCAGGGGTTTACGAAGGCTTTAGATCAGATAGACCGATCAATATACAGTCTGATAATGTAACCGTTAGAAACTTCAGCATTGGTGCAAGAAGGATAGCTAACTGCATACGAGCAGATTTCTTAAAGCCAAATGGTTATGCCTATGAGAATATTGTTATTGAAGATGGTTGGTGCGGTGGTGCCAGAGGAGCGGCTATCGTAGGAAGTAACATACATGTCAAGAATGTAACAATATCCAATGTGGAAGATGATGCTATAAGGATAAAAGATAATTGTATAATCGAAAGGTGTTACATTGATAACATTGGTATGTCATTAAGCTCTACTGCGGTAGGTATTTACTCTGTAGGGGGTAAGGGCTGTGTTGTTAAGGAGAACTTTGTAAACCTCCCATACCCACAGACAGACCCTTATGCAGCGCAGCATTGTGTATGGTTTAGATCAAGGAATTATGATCTTTCAAATTATGTGTTGCGTGACAACTGGTTGGTAGGTTCTGATAGCCATACAATACGCATAGGTCAAGCTCCTCTTACTACAGCAGCAGTTTCAGGCACAGTCACAGTTGAAAGAAATAGAATCGGTCTAGCCACGAACGGTAATGCTTGGGACATTACGATACCTGCTGAGTTTGAGAGCATAGATAATAACCACTGGTGGGATTCCAATACCTACTCAGTGTCTACTGACGAAATAACGGATGTAGATCCAGGAACAGGCACCCCCGGTCCTGTGTAAAAAAAGTTGTTTAAAAATGTAAGCTTGTAGGCTATCTATATTAGGAGAACATTATGAAATCTATTACCAACGATAGCCTACAAGCCTTTCAATTGTTTGTCATGTACCCAAAAGGTCTGACCTCTATAAGACTCAAGCCAAAAGAGTCTATAGTGGTCCCCGATTCCTCTATAACTGAGCAATGTAGAGTCCTTGCAGGCCGTAAACAGATTAAGATTAAAAATATCTGATAGATTTTAAGGAGAATAGTTATGGCAAACTTTGTAAGCCCCGGAGTTTATATCGTAGAGAAGGATTTCAGTGACTACCCTGTCTCTGTAAACCCTTCCGTAGTAGGTTTAGTCGGTTTCGCAGGTAAAGGTCCTGTTGACAAGGCTACTTTAATAACAAGCCAAGAAGGGCTTGTAAAAACCTTTGGTGAGCCTGACGAGAGTATCGACGGTCAAGCACTAGAAGGAGCCTTGGAGATTCTTGAGGCTACCAATTCGCTCTACTTCATACGGTGTGCGTCTGGCGGTGTTGAAGCTAGTGCTGCTGTTGAAATGGGTGGTTGTCCTGGAGTTCAGGTCGAAGCTGGTGGCTATGGAGTCACTGCTGGTGCCGTATTCAAGTTCCAAATTTATGACAACAACGGTGCTAAGAAGTTTATTTCACCCAAAACTGTGACTGTAGGGACTGGATTAGCCTCTAGCCAAGCGGTTGCTTTGAAAGCTGCTTTGGGAGGAGCCATAGAAGCTTCCTTGCTTGGAGGTTACTATGATGACTCTACCTTAACTACAGGCTTCCTGGTAGCAGGATTCGCAGGGGGTGACGCTAGACTAAGCATCAGTGCTTATGATACTGATGGAACCACTCCTTTAGCTATTCTTAAAGCAATAGATGTAGAAGGGGCGGCTGGTTCTGCTGCTTCTACTGCTGATGTATACGGTTCAACTATACACGCCTCTTCATTATCTTACTTAGTACAGTCTCTCTACCCTGGCGCTGGTTATAACAGAGTCCTGCAACCAGACGGTAGTTACAAAGGGAACTCTATTCTGATTTCTACTCTAGGGTCTAACAAAAATACTTTCAATGTTCAAGAGGGTGAAGCTACCTCAGAAAGCTTTGTCACCTCCTTTGTTCAGAATGAAGGCTTTATCGAAGATGTAATTAATACTGGAGAAACCAGCCTAACCTCTGAGTATATCAAAGGTAATATTGTATCGGGTTATGAGGACTTTACAGTAACTAAACTAGCGAGCTTCATAAATCAACCTACTGATATGGGTGTAACTTCCGTTAGAACCACTTCTAACGGTGTTTCAAACGCAACTGCTAACCCAAGATTCATCAAACTTATTGAAGGAACCTATGCTCTAGTAAATGGAACCAACGGTATCCCAGCTACCGATGAAGACGCTGCCTCAGTCCTTATAGGAAGCGAGGCTACTGATCCTAAGACTGGTATTTACCTCTTAGACGATGAGGTTCTTAATATATCAATGGCGGCTGTCCCTGGTTACCACAACCAAACTCTACAGGACGCTCTTATAGCCTTAGCTGAAAGAACTGGCGACTTCATCGCAGTTGTGTCCCCACCAGTTGCTACATCACCTGTGCAGGCTGCTATAGACTGGACTAACGGTCAGTCTGAAACTAGAACTACCGCTCTTAATAGCTCCTACGCTGCTGTTTACTGGCCCCATGTTAAGGTCTTCAGCACCTTTGACGGAAAGGACCGTTGGTACGACCCCTCCATCTTTGCAATAAGACAGATGGCTTATACTGACGAAGTTTCTGATCCTTGGTTTGCTCCTGCTGGTTTTGTAAGAGGTAGACTTACCAAGCCTTCAGAGACGGAGCTTCCTTTGAACCAAGGTGATAGGGATAGCTTATACAGCGGTGGTAATGTTATCAATCCAATAGTTAACTTCCCACAACAAGGTATCACTATCTTCGGACAAAGAACCACTCAAAGAGCAGCTACTGCACTTGACAGAGTTAATGTTCGTCGCATGATGATCGTTCTTAGAAAAATCTTACTAAGATCTACAAGACAATTTGCTTTCGAGCCTAACGATTTCACTACATGGGAAAGAGTTACCAAGACTGTTGAACCTTTAGTCGATGAGATCCGTAGAAGACGAGGCATCACTCAGTTCAAAGTCGTGTGTGATGAAACCACTAACACCCCTGTCCGCGTAGACCGTGGTGAACTCTGGTGTAAAGTTTTGATTAAACCAACCAAAGCCGCAGAAGTAATAATCTTCGAGCTTAACCTAACTAACCAATCCGCCGACATTGGCTGATGGAGATAGAAAATGCCTATTAGAAATTCATACTACGCAAATAACCTCAACAGAGATCTTACTGAGAACGAAGGACTCCCTGTAATCTCACAGGACCTAGACGCAGTAAGAGCTTATCAGTGGGAAGTAACATTCTTCCCTCCAACAGGAGTTGACAGCCCAGCATCAATCTCTAAGCCTCTTACTCTAGCTGCCAAAACAATTGGTGCTTTTGGTATGAAGGTAGGTGATATTGAGGTTCATAGGGTTAATGATAGGGTTTACTACCCTGGTAAAATCGAATACGATGAGGTAAAGATAACTTTTGATAACCTTCTCAAGACCAAGACTGGTCATCAGATTTATAAGTTCTTTACTTCTGTGTGGGATCCTGCAACGGGTGAGTACGCAAGCACCTTCCAAGATAACCCAGGCCAGTTTAAAACGGACATCGAGATCATCGAACTTAATGGAAGAAATGATGTTGTTCAAGTTATTAAACTCAAGGGTGCATATCCTAAACAAATAACCAAAGCTGAAAAGAACTACTCTTCTGTTTCTGATTTTGATACTATCGAAGTATCCTTTAGATACGACTTTATGATCGTTGAAGGCGACACTACAGCCTGATCCGCTTCCTTATAAATTATGACCCAACCCAGCTAATGTTGGGTTGGGTTTTTATATAATAATACAATGAACTTTTCAAAGATATTACTGGACAGTTACCTTAAATTGCATGAAGCTAATGAAGGTTTAATGTGGTTAACGGGTCAGCCTATGCCTGCACCTGGACAAGAGCTTCCTTTGAGTCACCCTACTGGTCAAGGGGTGAAAGACCCTACCATCATACTTTACACTGATGATCAGAATATAGTAAGGGCTAAGGGTGGACCTTTCGGTAGCTTCCCTGTACAAGTTAACGCTATACCTCAAGATCCTGAGCTTAAATCTAAGATAAATAACTGGTATGCTGGGACCGAGGAAGAAGGGGGTGATGAAACCACTCAACAGTCAGAAGTTCCTGAAGTAGATCCTTATGAGATGGATCCCGTATTCTCTCAACTCAATGAGGAAGATAGGGAAAGGTTAAAGAGGCTAGACGCCTTACTACCAGAGACTTCTAAAAGACTTAAATCTATATTTGAAAACGCAAAGGATTCAGTAACGGAAATAAGTGAGCGTAAACTTCTTCAAAAGGTATTAGGTGGAGCTTCCAGAGGATCGTTAGCCTACAACTTAGAAAAAGAATT